GGGGTTCTATTTTTTCTAACATCTCAGCGTAAGATACGCTAAGATTTATAGAATGGACAGCAAAATCACAGTCTTCGGCCACCTGAACCATCTGTGACCGAAAAACCTCGTAATCTTGCTCCCCATGTGCGAAAAACTCGCGCAATGCACCATCGATCACAGCACCAGCCCATGCCTCGTCCGAAATCTCCGTAGATCGCATGCGTACGTGCAAAGATTTATATATGGAAGCCTTATCCAAAGCTCCCATATGCCGATGCAATGAAGAATTAAACACGGACTTTCTTTTCAAAAAATCAACATCCACCATATTCATGTAGGGTATGTGGTCACCACTTTTATCCGGAGGTGTATATTTCATACCTATAGAATTTATGTAATCAGACTTTGTCACGCAATTAAAATCCCCAAAATCTTCGTGGACGCTACCGATATCATCATCACCATACGTCATCATAGAAACAGCTGATCTAAAATTACTATGATGTGGATACACACGGAAAAAAGCACACCGGCAAATCAAAGAATTCACTATAGAATTAATATATACCGTTAAATTGTGACCCGATGGATTACTGCCATAAAATTGCACTAACGTACCATTATAAGCTACCAATGGGTAAATTACATCGGCTACCATAGACTTCATAATGGTGAGATCATCAAAGGGTATACCCCGCTTGTTCAGCCAACTCTATCAAAACACTAAAAGCAGCACCCGTTAAAGACGCTGGCATGCGTTGATCATAAGCGCTATAATCGCCCGCAACAATCCTAGACTCACCATTCCCGACTATATGCTGATGCATTTCATCCCACTCTTGTGAAAAGGCATTAACCCCCACAGCGCACTCACTCAGCAATGGGAACATACTGAGATGAGAAGCAATTGGAAGAAAGTACTCTCTCAATAACATCTTCAAGGCAACTGGAGCGGCTTGAAATACTCGGACTTTGAGCTTACCAATCTTAACAGGCTCGTCTTTCAGAGAAGCTCTAAAAACTGGGTAACATCGCTCGCCGTTGCGGTACCTAGCTTTGTAAGTCTCGTAAACATCCATAATGTCTCCGTCTAACTCAAAATTTACACTGTGACCCTCTAAAGGCGGTACTGCTACCGAGAATACGCTTAATTTCCCAGATAATGGAAAGCCAACTGAAGTATTCTGAGGCATGCGATTTAAGAATTTATCGCCGTCCAAACCATTGATAATCGTAGGAAGATCTAATGGTTTTAAATTCTTAAACTTGGGCAGTAATAATTGAATATAATCGACAGATGCACGAATAATACTGCTTATAGAAGGACCTATTGCAGGATCACTAAAACCCTGCATACCAAGAGACCAATTATGCCAAGATCTAACTACGGGTGGTCCCATCGGGGCAGGACCATGTGTCCTTTCTACACCAGTATATTTACGAACGCTATCTGAAATATGTGAAACGATAACCTCAGACCTGTTGGTAACCGCCCCCTTGCATGCAGATAGCACGTCGACTATAGCGCCCTCAGGAAGAAAATTGGTGGGACACTTTGGCGAAACGGGTTTGTCGAGAGTTAGCGGATCATCCCCCAAGTGGCTTTCATACATTACCGTGGGTATATCTGATGAACCACCAGGAAATAGTGTACCGGGAACATCAAAAAAGCTTAAAGCCCTATCGATTTCACCTTTGAGTAAAGTTCCACTGGCTCCATATTGGGAATCTGTAATACCTCCCAAATGGAAACCGGCAATGCAGGGTGGTTTCATCTCACTTACAAAAACCGCCCATGCACTACCCCGTGAAAGTGTTAAAATTATTAAATACATATTCAGCCCCATGGAAAGTTGCTACATCTGTGGTGACTCTTCCAAAAGTCATACGTACGCGATCTAATAG